CGTTAAAGGAACCCATCAAAACGACCTTATCTGGCTTTTGATGTCTGGCGCACGCTCAACGCGCACCGCAAGCTTGCGTGTAAACCCACCAGTGGTTACACAAGCCTCACTTTGTCCTTCTTGCTCCCGGAGCAAGAGGGACGAAAAGATGACTGTTCATAACGGTCTACTGATCATTCGGGTTCGGTACGGTATTCCGTACGTCGAGCTTCCGGATCTTGATGTTGATCGTTTGGGCAGTTATCTCCAGTACCTTTTATTGCAGGGCAAGGTACGTGCCTCTGTGATTTTTCCGAGATGCCACGGAGAACGTGACTCGGAAGGAATGGCCCGCCTAAAGCGGCTGAGCCGAAAACATCGCTGGGAGTTTGCGCACAGCGTAAACTCCATCAAGCGCAACCTGCCATCGGGTTGCCGGCTCCACGTGCCCTCCGGGCGTTCGAAGTGGGAATCGAACGCCTTCTCTTCTCCCCCCCCTCCATCTTCCGAGTATCTCTCTTTCGTGAAAAGAGAAATTACTCGGCTCTTTCCTGCTTGTTGGGATAGGCAGTATGACTCTTTCGTCAAGAATCATCTACCCAACAGTACGTCTCGATTTGATCGTAGGCGTGCTGATCAGATCTGGTCTGGTAGGCAGGAAGAGTTCAGGAATGCCTGTTCTAAGGAGACGGCTTTGCCGTATCCTCAGGGCAGGTATAAAGAAGTACTTTCCGCAGGGAAAGTGCGTCCTTTGCTCATCTATGATGAGTGGAATGACGTCCTGGCTCCGCTCCATAAGATGCTGTATCGGCATTTGGGGCGTGAGACAGATTGGCTTCTTGTCGGTCCTCCGACTCCTGAGAAGATGGCATCTGTTTGTGTTGGGCGTTATCAGACCTCTGTAGATCTGGTTAATGCCACTGACGGACTGTCCCTTCGGGTGACAGAGGTAATCTTGGATTCTTTGTTTTCTGGTTCAACCAGAATTCCGAGGTCCGTTCGTAGGCTGGCCTACGAGTCCCTCCACCCTGTGGTAGATGGGAAGATTGTCCAACACGGACAGATGATGGGTTCCTACCTTTCCTTTCCACTTCTTTGTCTTCACAGCTTTCTGGCTGCCCGATGGGCAGTAAGAGGCTGTGGGGATCATCGTATTCTGGTTAACGGGGATGACTGTGTCATTTCCGCCGACCTTCCGGTTCAGGCTCACCAGTACCCACATGGGTACTGCCTGAATGACCAGAAGACAATACGGTCCGAGAACGTTGTTGAGGTCAACTCTACAGCGTTTCTAAGAAGTGGGGGCACTTGGCATCAAGTCAAGCACCTTAGGAGAGGTGGGTTTACTACGACCTATGACGGCATGATGCATGCTGCAGCAGCTTGCCGTGATTCGGTGGTATGGACGGACGCTTTTGTCCGTTCACGCATAGGTCGTAAATGGGGCTTCCTTCCTTCCCAGCTCGGATTAACTTCTAGGTCCCGGGTCGCCTGGCGACGCGAGACTTCTATGAGGAAAGTCCGAACTTTCAGCGAACTCCCTAGGCTAGACCAGCTAGCTTGCAACCCGCAGTTGGAGTGGGTTAAGGGGGTCGCTGACCCAGATGAAAAGGATGCCCTTTTGGACTTCTTTTGGCGCTGGGGGAGAGATGGAGGATGTAAGAGAGACGTCTTCTCGCCTTCGATAGGTGAGATACGTCGGAGTTATGGGTATCGTAAGATACCTATGTGGAGTGCGCTGACTTTTGTCGGTCAGCTGCGCTCGCCCCTCGTTCGGGGAAATGGACGCTCCGATTCGTATTTGGTTCCGACTGAATATGAGTCAGAGAGGTACTTGGGGAGACTGTGTGCACTGGAGGCTTTCCGTCGGCTTGCTTGCCCGACTTGAGCACTTCAGAGCAGTCATGGAGCCCTTGCTAGTTTACTAGCGTCGCGGGGCCTGAAGGGAGCTGATTGCGGTGTTAACCGAAGACCCAAGGAGACGATGTCCGCTTGCGATATCGATAGAACACAAGGCGCCGTCCTGATGACATCAGGTTAATCATCCTGAGTTTCGGATGTAGGTTACGCCGGTGGCTCCGAACAGGCCGATAGAGGTGGGAACCTCTTAAGGCCATGGTTAGTAGGTCCATGATGCTCCTTCAGGTAGGAAGGGCTGTACTAGTAATTCC